ATGCAGATGCAGTGCTTCAATGCCGCCCCGTTTGGTATCGCTCCACCTGCGAAGGTGACTGTCCCGAACATAGCTGGTGGGGCTTTATTGCAGAAGAAGTTGCAAAGATTGATCCGCGCCTTGTTCACTGGAAAGCAACCGAATCGGTTATCCAAGAAGATGGCAGCCGAATTGAGGTGCCTTGTGACCCAGAACCAGAAGGCGTCCAGTACGACCGTTTTGTGCCTCACCTGCTGAATCTGATTAAGCGCCAAGGTGAAGCTATTACTGATCTCCAAGCTAAAGTTGCAAACCTTGAAGGAGGCGCTAACTAATGGCAGTCAAAAGTAAAACCGCACTGGGGCGTGTTGAGCACAAAGCTGGACGCCCTAAAACCACAAGCCAGGGTTACGGTCAGTACAGTCGCCCAGCACGTCGCGGCAAAAAAGCCCTGCGTGGACAGGGGCGCTAATCTGTACCAAGGAGGTGCGCCATGGCAATTTCACCCGGCACTTACAACATCAGCTTGCAACGTCGGGCGGATTACAGCATTACGCTGCAGTTCAAAGACAGCAACGATACTGCCATCAACTTGACTGGCTGGACTGTTGCCGCACAAGCCTGGAACCAAGGACGCACCACAAAATACGCTGACTTTACTGTCACCTATACCGACCGCAGCACTGGTACAGTTGCAATCGCATTGACCGATGAGCAAACTGCATTGCTGCCAAATGAAGCGTATTACGACGTACTTCTAACCAATGGCAGTGGTTTGAAAGAGTATTACCTCGAAGGCATTATTTACGTCAGCGAGGGCTATACAGGATGACCACTGTAAACGTCAGTGCCGTTAATAACACGGTTGTCGTCACAGAAAACGGAAGTAGCACTGTCGTTACGGTTCCGGTCACAAGCACTGTGACTGCCATTACAGAAGGACCACAAGGCCCATCTGGTATTGCTGCCGGTGCATTGCCGACCGGAGGTAATCCAGGCAACATTTTGATAAAACAGACAAACGCTAACTACGACGCAGACTGGACGGCTACACTTGACGGAGGAACGTTTAATTAGTCATGGCACGCCTTCAGCTTAAGCGTGGTCTCAAGGCCAATCTCCCTACCACTGGGATGCTGGCGGGCGAGCCGCACGTCACAACAGATCGCGGCACGCTGCACGTCGCCACTGATGCGACCACCAAGTTGCCGGTGGTGCCTGCGGTTGATGATCTGACAACTCTTGGTGCAGTAACCGGATCGGAAGATTTAATTCTGATTCACGATGCAAGCGAGACAAGTGGGCAAAAAGAAAAGAAAATCACTTTTGATAATTTCAAGACAGCTCTTAATATCCCTTCGGCTAGCACGGATGAAAAGGTTGCTGTTGTTAGTGGTGGTACAGCCGGCTACATCTATGGAACCGATGGCACTGATGGCGTAATTCGACTGAACAGTAGCCTGAGCTGGACCCTCGATGGCAGCAATAACTTTGTGACTATCGCTGTTAATACCGTAGACGGCGGCACATTCTGATATGGCCCGCATCGCTAAAATCGTTATCCGCAACGGCACGACAACGCCTAGTGCGGGCGACTTTGACGTAGCTGAACCTGCTTGGGACAAAACAGCCGGCAAGCTTTATATCAAAGACAATGCTGGCTCTATGATTGAGCAAGTTGGAACAGGCACGGCTCAGACACTGACAAACAAAACGATTGGCGATCTTAAGGAATCAGTTTTCACCATCACCGACGGCGCCAGCGTTGATCTAGATCCTGCCAATGGTCCAATTCAGTTATGGACATTAGGTGCTAACCGCACTGCGACCGCTAGCAATTTTGCAGCGGGTGAGTCGATGCTGCTGATGGTTGCTGATGGAACAGCCTACGCTCTGACGTGGCCCACGATGACGTGGGTTGGAGGCAGCGCTCCGACATTGGCAACCAGTGGCTATAGCGTGATCGAGCTATGGAAGATCAGCACGACGCTGTACGGGGCACATGTCGGTGACGTGGCATGAGAAACCATTTTCTTAGGGCTGCTGCTGCTGACGCTGCAGAGGTGGACACAGCATGGGATACTAACGCCGATCCAACGTCGCTGTTCACTGGCACACCGCAAAACTGGTTTTATATTGGAAATCAAGAAAATACCCCCGAAGATTTATTTTTTAAGCCTGACGGCACAAGATTGTACATTGTTGGAAGTAGCGGCGATGACGTAAATGAATACACGCTTTCAACCGCTTGGGATGTATCCACGGCATCGTATGTCCAAAATTTTTCTGTAAGTGCCCAGGAAAGCTCACCACACGGAATTTTTTTTAAAGATGACGGCGCAAAAATGTATATTGTTGGAGCAACAGGTGATGATGTTAATGAATACACGCTTTCAACATCTTGGGATATCTCAACCGCAAGCTATGTGCAAAATTTTTCAGTAGCGGCACAGGATACAACGCCGGAATCGCTGTCGTTTAAAAGCGACGGGACTGAAATGTATGTTATAGGTGATGCAAATAACGTAGTCCTGCAATACACTCTTTCAACCGCTTGGGACATTAGCACTGCAAGTTACACTCAAGGGTTTACTGTTACCAGTCAAGAAACCAGCCCTAAAGGGTTATGCTTCAAAAGTGATGGCACGAAAATGTATATCATGGGAGTTGTGGGCGACGACATAAACGAATATACGTTGTCAACCGCTTGGGATGTTTCAACCGCTACCTATAGTACTAATTTTTCTGTAAATAGCCAAGATGGCACTCCGCATGGAATCTTTTTTAAGTCTGATGGCACTGAACTTTTTATGATAGGACAGCAGCGTCTAGCGGTTTGGCAGTATTCGCTTTCGACGGCTTGGGACGTATCCACGGCTAGTTTTACTTGGCCTTCAAGTGATCGCTTAGATGTGTCTAGTGACGAAACTAACCTCACCGCTTTTTATTTAAAACCAGACGGCACAAAACTGTACGCCACAGGCTTTACAGGCGATGATGTTAATGAATACACCTTGTCTACCGCATGGGAGATAAGCAGCGCAAGTTTTGTCCAAAATTTTTCCGTAAGCGCTCAAGAAGGTTCACCACACGGACTATTTTTCAAAAGTGACGGCACAAAAATGTATGTAGCAGGACCATCGAGTAGCAGCGTAAATGAATACACGCTTTCAACCGCTTGGGACATCTCAACCGCTTCTTATGTAACCGCATTTTCAGTAGCATCTCAAGAATCATCAAATACGCGAAACGTGTATTTCAGTCCTGACGGTGCCAAAATGTACGTGGCAGGAGAAACTTCTGATGCAGTTCATGAATATGATCTCTCGACTAGCTGGGATGTATCCACCGCCACTTTTAATCAGTCTTTTGTAGATACAACGCGGCTAAGTTTTGCTGCAGGATTGTTTTTCAAGACAGATGGAACAAAGATGTACGTCGCAAATCGGGCAACTACCACGCTTTATGAATTTGCTCTATCTACTGCGTGGGACGTTTCTACTGCAACCGCGGCGCATGGTGGTTGGAGCTATAGATTCTTCTCAAGCAGTCCACGAGGTATATTTTTCAAGGGTGATGGCACTAAGCTTTGGGTGTCGGATCAATCCGCTGATATTATCTACGGCTTTACACTCAGCCCCAGGTGACACTTATGTACGTCAAGCTTATTGACAATCGCCCTGTCAGCTTTCCCTATACGCTGACAGACTTGCGGAGGGACAACCCTAGTACGTCATTCCCTGTTGAAATTTCCAATCAAAATCTAGCCGCTTTTGATGTTTACCCTGTCACTGCATCACCCGTTCCTAATTTCGACAGCAAGACGCACCACGTAAAGCAAGTTGTCGAGCTTGTTAATGGCGCATGGACGCAGGTTTGGTATCTGCAAAAATTACCGGAAACGCAAGCCAGCGCCAACGTCCGTGGTGAACGCAATCGCCTTCTGGCTGACTGTGATTGGACTCAACTAGCCGATGCTCCGGTCGACACAGCAGCGTGGTCTACTTATAGGCAAAAGCTGCGTGATCTAACCGCTCAATCTGGTTTTCCTTGGGATGTTGTATGGCCGGCTAAGCCCTAGCGGACGCTAACCTGTAAAAAAGGTCGGCTGTATGCCTCGCAATGGATCACCACGAAGAGGCAGTCATCACCGCCAAAGCGCCTGAAAGTCCGTTTAACCAAATGATTCCGGCTTTGCTGACCGCTGCGGTGGTTGGTTTAGCCGGTCTTTTTATGCAAGTTGCCAAGCTGGATCAATCGGTCAATACCGTCGCCGCCGACATCCAAGAACTCAAGAACGACAGCAAAGAACGCTTATCTGATTTAGAGGGTCGCGTGAGATACATTGAGATGTCGATTGGCAAGAGCAAATAACTCCCTACACTGAAGCCAAACGCGATTCAACCATGGACCCCACCACCGCTGCAGTCATCGCCATCGTCATCGCTGCAGGCTCTGAAATCATTACCCTGCTGCCGATCAAAGAAAACTCCTGGGTGCAACTGATTCTCAAGGCACTGAAAGTGGTTTTCCCAAAGCGCTAAAGGCTGACACCGTATGGCTAGCGCGGTTCGGTCAAAAGACTTGGCGTAATCACCTGCGTAAAGCAGCGCAGGACTACAAGTTTGAGAAAACGCTAGGTCCAAGACTGGATCGCGCAGAAGCTGACTGGTTAGTGGATCAGCCAGTAACACCAACACCTGTTGTGGTTCATGAACTGCCTAACGATGAACTACAAACTGGCGAAAGCCGGAAGTTAGGTGGCGTCATGCAAATTAAAGCACCTTGGCTTGATCAATGAGCACGATTCAACTGCGTGATGCCGCAAAACATTTCAAGCTGCTACCGCATCAACTAGCTGCATGGGATTGGTTGCAGGAGCAGCTATCTGCTGATGTGCTGGCGCAGTTCGCTGAGCTGTATCGCGCTGATCCGCTACCCAAACAAACGCTGCCA